TTCCCGGAAATCTCGAAGTTGTATTGCGGCAGCACGGGGCTGTAGCCGAGGTAGAGGCCGGACGACGCCACATAGGCGCACTCGGAGTAGCCGAAGTCCTGGCCCGGATGCCCCGAGGCAAGGTAGCTCCACGGCTCCTGCCCCCTCGCCCCGCCGAAGAAGGTGAGGTTGATCATGCTCGGGGCGTTGTTGTCGGTGTTGGTGTCCTTGTAGCTGTAGTCGATGACGATGCCCGCCCCTGCGTCGGCGGCGGCGAACTCGTAGTGCCCCCCGTTGGGGTTGTAGGTGCCCGCCACGGTGGGCGAGCCACTTACCTTGGTCATTGCCGTCCCCGAGGGGTAGTAGGCCACCCCCTCGTCCGAATTCCACTGGCTCTGGTACTGGACGACGACCGTGTAGGGGCCGGACGGCGGGACGACGGCAAGCTCGTTCTCCTCGATGATGTAGCGGTAGGACGAGTAGTAGATGCTGACCCCCGCCGAATAGTCGGTGGAGTTGAACACGTACTGACCCGAGCCGTTGATGGTGTAGTATCCCTGGTCCAGGGAGCCGTTGGAGGTGTACTTCAGGGGGACCTGCTGCGTCCCGCCGAAGGGCGTGCTTCCGGGGGAGCCGTAGTCGTCGGCGTCGAAGGAGTAGCTGCTGGCGTAGCTCGCCCCGTGGTCCTGGGCATAGGCGGGGGAATTGGCGGGCGTGTAGGGGTTGGAGGACGCCGATTCCGTGTTGACGTCCAGGGCGTAGCGGCCCGTGCTGTCCCACACCCCGAGGAAGTTGGTGCAGTCGCCCATCGCCACTGCGCCGACCACCGAGGCGCTGTAGACGTACTGCGCCCCCGACTTGGACATCCCCTTGCCGCCCTGCTGCTTGGCCTTGGCGCTCTTGAAGTCCCCGTACCAGAGGAGCTGCCAGCTTGTCCTCTGCTGCCCGATGATGATGGGCAGGGGGGTGCCGAGGACGGCCTGCGAGAGCCTGATGCCGTTCAGCCTAGTGGGTGCGGTCTGGTTGGAGCCGAAAAGGGACATTTCGTTATCCTACGAGCGTGAAGAACCGCCTCTGGCGGCCCTTCAGGAACCCCTCCTGCGTGCCGTGGCTGCCCACCACCCCCCTCCCGACGAGCGGGTGGAGGACGAAGAACGGCCAACTGACTATGATTCCGCCATGCCGCCAGCTATTAACGACCTTCCAGAGCACGAAGTCCCCCGGCCTGGCCTCCGCCTCGGTGATTTCACGCTTCGCAAACTTGAGCACCAGGTCGAGGTAGGTGGTGTCCTCCTTGTGCCTGTCCATCCCCGCCTGCGGGGAATAGGCGGGAAGGACGAAGTCCTTGGGGAGGAGGCCGACCTTCCGATAGACCATCAGGGGAAAGCCTGCGCAGTCCACGCCGACCATCTTGAGCGTGCCCCTGTCCACGAAGGGCGTGCCCGCCCACGACCTGGCCTCCCCGACTATCGCCTGCCTCAGCTCGCTCTCCGTCATTGCGCAATCTCCGGGTTCGGGACCAGCGGCTTTCCCGTGAAATGCGACAGGTTGCCGTACAGCGAGCACGTCGCCGCCGTCTTGTCGCAGCCCGGGGCGAGCGTGACGGTGTCGCCGGTTCCCACGGCGAACATCAGGGGCCTGGCGAGCGTGAGCTGGACGCTGCTTCCCGCCACGGCAAAGTCCTTTACCGACCCCCCGAACCCCGCATTGTCGCCGGTGGCGAAGGTCAGGCAGCCGAGGGGATAGGCCCCGTTCATGGACGTGAACTGCGCCCCGCCATCGGTGGTCACCGCATACCTTGCGCCGTTGAACGCCGGGGGGGAGCCCGCCGAGTTGCCGGGGGACGAGCACATGTAGACCATGCTGCTGACCAGTATCAGGTCGCCCTTGGCATAGGGGTGCCCGTTGACCCTCGGCAGGACGTCCAGGTTGAGCACGGCCTGCGTGCTGCCCGCCGCCAGGGCCACGGGAGCGCTGGTCCAGTTGGCGCTCAGCAAGGCGCATCCCGCATCGAACAGGGCACGGTAGCATTGCGACTGTATCTGCCACGGCGGCACGGGGCGGTTGAGCAGGTAGGTGAGGTCGAACACCTCGAAGGCCACCTTGCTCCTGCCGGTCTTCTTGACGTTCCCTATCTGACCCACGTTGAGGGTCATCACGCCGACGATGCAGTCGGAGGGCCAGGGGGCCGCCGCATAGGACGGGACGGCGCAGACGAGCTGCCAATACGACGACGACGACGGGGCGACGTCGAAGCTGGGGAGCAGGGCGATCCACCACTGGCCCGAATGAGCGACCACCTGCCCGGGAAATAGGCGGCCTGGGAGGACCAGTCCGGCACCGTCGTGGGCCAGTATGCGGTCTGGATGGTGACGACCGCACCGTTGAACGCCCCGGCGGCCACGGCCTGCATCATCGTGCTGGAGGTCCCGGGAAACAGGGCGTCCTGCTGGAACAGGGCGGTGACGTCCATCGAGTTGGCGCTCGGGCGGTATTCGGCGGAGTTGGCGAAGGGCCCCCTCTCCCACGCCCCATACTTGCTGGAGTAGAAGGTATTGCCGCCGTAGGCAATGTCCACGTTCGTCCCGTAGACCGAACGGATGACAAGGCCGTTGGAGATGGCGACCGAAATCAGGTCGGCACGGCCCCATCCCTCGTGGGCCAGCAGGAACGACTTGAGGAGAGGACTGCAAGTGGATTTCATAGCAGGACGCTCCGCAGTTTGATTGTATGGCACGACCACACGGCCTGGAGTTCCAACTGGAGGTCGTCGAGGTGGTCGTCCAGGAAATGCATCCTTTCGTAGAACGCCCCCGTCCAGGTGACGGGCTGGTTGGCGGAAGGCACGTAGCCGTTCTTACAGGAGAGCGTCCCGTACTGGTCGATGGCCCAGTTGGAGCTGCCGAGCGTGCTTCCGCCCACCTTGATGGTGGGGGCGGCCTGGAAGTTCTGGATGAGGTCCCACGCCCCCCCGGCGACCAGGGTGCGGTAGACCAGGAAGGTCTGCGTGCCCGTGCCGTCCGTGGTTCCGATTTGCTGGCCGTAGACGTTCCCGTCCCACAGGGGATCCCACAGGAAGTCCGAGGCCGAGCCGAGCACCCTCATGTAGAAGTCCGTGAAGGCCTGCCAGTAGAGCCCGTCCCCCGTGGCGTCGCCGAGCATGTAGGAGATGTCGATTTCCGTGTTCCAGCGGGGGAAAAGCCGGGTCGGTATGCGCAGCTCGCCCCGCCCGCTGACCGGGGTCTGGGTCAGGGTGGCATACTCCGGCGTCCTCTTGAGCGGGAACGTCCAGTTCATCGCACCAACTTGAAAACTCGGAAAAACCAGAAGGCTCATGCTATGCTGACCCCCATCCTGCTCATCTTGCCCTTGATGAACGACATCATCTCCGCCCCGTGCTTCTGCGGGTTGAAGGGCTCCGAGATGACCGGGCTGTAATGGATTCCGCCGTTTATGGTAGTCCCGCCGCCTCCGCCCTCGTGGGCAGCGGCCCTCTGGATGAAGTTGGAAAGGTGGGAGGGCAGCGTCATCTCCTCGGCGTGGCCCAGGAACATCCCCGTCTCGCCGTGGATGCCGCCCTTCTCGAATGCGCCGAAGGACATCGCCTGCGCAAAGGCCGCAGCCGCCATTGCGGGGGCCTCGGCCAGGTTAGCGGGGAAGGGAACGGCTATCATCACCTGGGCGAACTCGGCCGCAGCCGCCACGCCTGCCTGGCTGGCGACCTTCACCCTGTCGGCGGCGACGAGGCCGGGGTCGGGGGTGTCGTCCATCGCCTTCCCCATCAGCTTCATGGCCAGCTTCTTCAGCTCGGCGGCAATGAACTTTGCCAGCTTCTCCTCCTCCGCCATGATGCTGAAATTCTTCGTCCTGGTGGTGCTGGCAATCTCCATCTCGGCGGTCTTGAGGATGATGGCATTGGCCTGCGTGGCGAAGAAGTTCCTGAGCCCGTTGCGGGTCATCAGCGCACGCTGTATCTCGGCGGTTTCCTTGTCCCTCTCCCGCTCGGCCTTGTCGGCCTCCCGCTTATCCCTGTCCTCGTCCTCCTTGGCCGCCTTGCTCTTTATCTCCGCCATCCTCTGCTGGTGCTTCGCCTCAAGCGCCTCAAGCTGTGCGGCTATGGTGGATGCCGACAACTCGTCCAGGGCCCCGATCTCCTCGACGTACCGCTTCTCTATGGCGTACTTCTCGTCCTCCGCCATCTCCTTGAGCTGGACGCTCGGGTCCTTCGCCCCCGAGACCATCGTTTCCGCCGAGGCCATCCCCCCTTCCTTCTCGGCCTCTATCCGCTTGCGCAGGTCCTCCTTGTCCTTCTCCAGGGCCTCCTTGTCCGGGGCGACGAGCTGCGGGCGCTCCCACTTGAGGGACTTCTCCTCCCTCATCAGGCTTATCGTCTCGCCGTACTCCCTATTCAGGAAGCGGCGCAGGTTGAGCTGCTCCAGCTCCGGGGCGGAGCCGAATTCCTTGCGGATTTCCCTCTCCACTTCGAGGTAGCTGCGCATCTCCGGCGTCATCTCGGAAAGCTGCGCCTTCAGGCGGGCATAGGCGTCGGCCTTGGCCTGCGTGGCCTTGGCCTCCTGGTCGGACGCCGCCTGCGCCGCCAGCGGGGCCGTCTTGGCCCCCTCCGCCGCCGCCTCACGCTGGAGGGTTATCGCCTCCCTCATGTCCGCTATCATGTTGCGGGCGGGGCGCTGGCGATCCTCCTCCATCGCCCTCGTGGCGGAGGTGTCGCCCGGCCCGGCGTGTGCCATGACGGTCGCACGTTCCTGGTTGAGCCTCATCTCCTCGTTCCCGAGGGCTACGAGGACCTCCCTCTGGTGCTTCTCGATGTCCGCCTTGGCGGCGGCTATCCGTTTCTCGTTGTGCTCCTCCTCGGCACGCCTCAGCTCCGCCTGGGCATCGTCCAGGGCCTCCAGGGCGGGCCTCACGGCCTCGGAGAGCCCCCCGGTGGTCTCCTTGCCCGTCAGGAGCCCGTGCCACAGGCTGACGGTGCCCCCGGCCTCCACCAGCTCCAGCAGCTTGCCCGTGGTGGACTCAAGCTGCGTCGCCAGCTCGAACGCCTTGGCCCTGGACTCCTCCAGGGCGATGAGCACCTTGTTCCTGGCGGGGCGGTTCTCCAGGATGCCGACCTGGTCCTCAAGGCGCAGGTTCTCTATCTTTTCCTTCTCGGCCAGCTCGAACATCGCGCCGGAGGTGCTGACGCCCTCGTCCCCCATCTTCCTTATGGACGCCTCGGCCTTCTCGGCCTGCTCGTGGAGTTCATACAAGCCCACGACGACCGCCACGGGGGCCAGGGCGGCAAGCGCAGGGGCGGCCCCCGCCGCCTGGACGCCGAGCCGCTCGATGAGCATGCCCATCCTGCCCATGCCGGGCAGGGCCTCGAAGGTGATGCGCCCCGCCATCCTGGCGATGGTATGGTCGATGGCATCCACCCCGGCTGCGCCGCCCGCCGTGGAGCCCTTGAGGGAATCGAGGCGGGAGGACAGGTCCGACACCTGCCCCTTGAGGCTGTCTATGACGCCGTTCGCCTCCGACACGGAGGTCTTGAGGCTGCTGATGTCGCCGACGATCTGTACGATTATGACGTCCTGGTCAGCCATTCCTTATCCGTTCCCTTTCCAGCTTCCGGGCCTCCTGCACCCAGGGGGGCAACGACCTCTCGTATGCCTCGTCCACGGGCTTGAGGTCCTCGGGCTTCCTGACCCTGTGCTGCCTCGTTCCCTTCCTCTTCCGCTTGCCGAGGCCCGCCTTGGCGGCCTGAATCAGGTGGGTCGGCGGATTCTCGGCCCAATACTCAAGCAAGTCAAAGACGACCGGCAGGGGGGTCTCGTCGAACTCCCGGCTCGTCCATCCCGCCGCCGTCATCACCAGGCCCCTTAGTTCCGGGAAGCTGAGGGGCTCCGTGCTTCCCCCTTTGGTGCCAGCCCGCTCATCGCCTGGATTTCCCTGAGCATCTCGTCTATGAAGACCTTGTCGAACTCGGCACGAAGGCGCTCCACCGTCATCTTGGCGTCCGGGTTGGCATTGTTGTAGCCGTCGCAGACGAACTGGTAGTGGGCATGCTCCAGCTTCTTCAGGTCGGGCGGGCTTGAGGCAAGGCACTCCGCCTGCTTGGCCAGGAATTCGTCCGCCTCCCCGCACATGAGGGGTCCGACCTCCACTTCCAGGCCGTCCATTTTTACTGGTCTTTTTCTGACGAACATAGTTCCTCCCCGTTTTCGTCTAGCCCCGGGCCAGCACGGCACCGGGCGGGAGGAGGGCAGATGGGAGAGAAGGGGGGTCGGCTCTGCCGTTCCGGCCCCCCCGGAGAATCACGCCATGGCTAGCGTGATCCTAAGTGCTCGATATGAACTGGAGCGTCTGTCCCGAGCCGTTCTGGAACGCCGTGAAGTCCAGCTCAAGCTTGCAGAAGTCCTCGCTCTTGATGGGCATCGCAACCTTCGACGCCTTGCAGGCGAACAGGACCAGCTCGTGGTCGCCGTCGTCCGGATTCGTCAGGTAGAGGGCGAACACCGGGCGGGTGTTGACCCCCATCACCTTGTTGGTCACGAGCAGGTTGTGCCCGGTCGTGACGGTGTAGCGATAGCTGAACAGGAGGCCTGCGCCCTCGTCGGCGGAGTTGAAGAAGTACTCCCCGGTCAGCTCGTCGCAGCTATACTCCCCCTGGGCCGGGTTGACGACGGGGCTCGCCGTGTAGGGGATGGGGACGAGCTGGTTCCTGGTCCCGGCATACCACACGCCGAGGTCGGCGGCGAAGACGCCGCTGCCCGGGGGCGTTATGGTGACGGTGTCGACGGCGGGCGAAATCGTCAGGGTGTGGGGCACGAAGGTGGCGGTCTGCGTGGACCCCGTGGCCAGGGTTTCCCCGAACACG